GAAGAGTATCTTCGCCGGCCGGAAGGTTTTGGAGCGTGTAACGACGGAGGAGGGCCACAGGTGGCTGGTCTGCCGGAAGGTGGCCAAGACCCTGCGGGACAGCTGCTTCGCTCAGCTCCGCGGTCAGCTGGCTGAGTTCTATCCGACAGCCGGCGCGAAGATCAACCAGTCCGATATGCGGATCTCCTTCCCCAACGGCAGCGAGATCCTTTTCGCCGGCCTGGATGACGTGGAGAAGCTGAAGTCAATCTACAACATCACGGGCATCTGGATCGAGGAAGCATCAGAGGTCACCGAGGCCGACTACAACCAGCTCACCATCCGTCTCCGCGGCGAGACGAAGTACTACCAGCAGATCATCCTCAGCTTCAACCCCGTGAGCATTACGCACTGGCTGAAGAGACGGTTCTTCGACCGGACCGATCCGGAGGTCAGGACCCACCGCAGCACATACAAGGACAACCGCTTCCTGCCTGAGAAGGACAGGCAGGTGCTCGAAGCGTTCAAGGAAACGGACCCCTATTACTACCAGGTCTACTGCCTGGGCGAATGGGGCGTCACCGGCAAGACCGTGTTCGATGGGCAGGCAGTATCCGAGCGGTTATCCAGGATCCCCGAGCCGAAGCGCCGGGGGCTGTTCGAGGCAGGGATCTGGACCGACGACAAGACCGGGCCCATTCAGATCTGGCGGGAGCCGGAGGAGGGCAGGCCCTACGTGATCGGCGGGGACACCGCCGGCGAAGGCTCCGACTACTACGTGGCCCACGTGCTGGACAACATCACAGGGGAGCAGGTGGCCATGCTCCGCCACCAGTACGATGACGATACCTTCGCCGAGCAGGTAGCTGACCTGGGCCGGTACTACAACGCGGCGCTAATCGGGATCGAGGCGAACTTCAGCATCTATCCCATCAAAAAGCTGGAGGAGCTGGGGTATCACAACCTCTACGTCCGGGAGCAGGAGGACACGTTTACCGGGGCGATTCGGAAGTCCTTCGGCTTCAAGACGACGGCGGTGACCCGGCCGGTGATCATCAGTCAGCTGATCGAGGCCATGCGGGAAGGCATCGACCTGGTGAACGACAGGACTACGCTGGAGGAGATGCTCACCTTCGTCCGGAACGAGGCGAAGAAGCTTCGTCCGGAGGCCGAGGAAGGGGCGCACGACGACTGCGTGATGGCGCTGGCTATCGCCTGGTATATCAGAGACCAGCAGACCATGGCGGTGAAAACCAAAGCCCCAGAGGGCAAGACACAGTGGACCGAGGACATGTGGGAGGATTACTTCCGCGCCGATAAGGAAGACAGAGAGCTTCTTCGGCGCAGATGGGGGGAGCCGAAGAGATGAGCGCGAAGCTGGACTATTGGGTGACGCGGTTGGGGCTGCAGGACTGGACGATCAAGCTCTACGACTGCTGCAAGCCAGAGGACATGGCTGATCCCACGGCGGTGGGCTGCGTGACCTACAGCGAGGTGGGCAAGCAGGCCAAAATAGAGATCATGGACCCGGATCTCTACGGGAACCGCATCGTGCCATTCGACTACGAGAAGACCCTGGTCCACGAACTCCTCCACCTGAAAACCACGTTCCTGACCAACGTGGAAGACCCCATGCAGGAGCGGGTGGGGCATCAGCTGATCGATGATTTGGCAAAGACCCTGGTGACGGTGAGACGGGAGGCGCTGGAATGAGGCGGAATCTGGACTACTGGAAGGACTGGGTGGAGAAGAACGAGGCCGCCCTGGGGGACCAGACCGAGCGGATGGACGCCAGGGAGGCGCTTTACCGGGGGGAGACCCGGGAGATCAAGCCGCTGACCGGGCGGGACACGGAGCGCAACGGCAGCCGCCGGAAGACAGTCCACCTGCGGAATATCGTGGCGGAGAACATCGAGAGCGAGGTATCCTCCACCATCCCGCAGCCCAAGGTAACCGCCAGGCGGAAGGCGGACGAGGGCCGGGCGAAGATCCTGGAGGACATGCTGCGGAACGAGCTGGACCGGCTGCCCATGGAGGTGTTGAACGACGCCGCGGAGCGCATCGTACCCATCCAGGGCGGCATCTACTGGCTGGTGGAGTGGGACGAAGGGCACGACACGCCCAGCGCCCACGGGGACGTCACCGTCTCCTGGCTGCATCCCAAGCAGGTGATCCCCCAGGACGGCGTATACGGAGCCGTGGAGGACATGGACGCCATCGCCATCAAGCTCCCCCAGACCCGGAGCTATATCCGAAGGACCTACGGCAAAAAGCTGGACGAGGGAGAGGGGGAATCGGATCCCGATATCCGCACCCTGGACAAGGACTCCAGCCCGGCGGACGATCTGGTCACTCAGTACGTGGTGTACTACCGCAACGACGACGGCGGCATCGGGAAGTTTTCCTGGGTGAACGACACCGTGCTGGAAGACGTGGGCGACTTCGAGGCCCGCAGAGTGAAAACCTGCCAAAACTGCGGCGAAGTCCTCCGGGCCGGGCAGGAGACCTGTCCCAAATGCGGAGCCGACCAGACGGAGGAGAGCACCATGGATACCGAGGAGATCTGGGACGGGATCTCCACGGCCAACGGCACCCGGATCCCCGGGGCGGAGTTGGTGGGAGACGAGATGGGCCTGCCGGCCATGAAGCCGACAGAGCTGCCCTACTACAAGCCGGATGTCTTCCCCGTATTCCTGCAGCGGAACGTCTCCGTCTTCGGGCGGCTGCTGGGGGACAGCGACGTGGACAAGATCGCGGACCAGCAGAATACCGTCTCCCGGATGGAGACCAAGATCATCGACCGGTTCATCAAGGCCGGCACCCGGATCACCCTGCCGGACAACGCGGACATCCGCATCGATCCGGAGGATCAGGAGAAAATCTACATCTCCAAGCCGCAGGATATGGCCATGATCGGTGTGCACCAGTTTTCGGGGGATCTTTCTCAGGAGATGGCCTACCTGGCCCAGGTGTACGAGGAGGCGCGGCAGATCCTGGGGATCACGGACTCCTTCCAGGGAAGACGGGACACCACCGCTCAGAGCGGCGTGGCTAAGGAATTCGCCGCCCAGCAGAGCGCCGGCCGGCTGGAGAGCAAGCGGGTGCTGAAAGAGGCGGCCTACGCGGAGCTATTTAAGCGCATTGTCCAGCTGAAGGTGGCCTATGCGGACGAAGAGAGACCTGTGGTAGCCACGGATGACCGGGGGCAGGCGCAGTATGAGGCCTTTAACCGCTATGACTTCTATGAGCAGGATCCGCAGACCGGGGAGTGGCACTGCATCCTGGACGACGACCGGTTCCTCTTTTCCTGCGACGTTTCCGCCCCGCTGGCCAATAACCGCCAGCAGATGTGGAGCGACACTACGCAGATGCTCCAGATGGGCGCCTTCGGCCAGCCCCAGGCGCTGGAGACCCTGCTGCTGTACTGGACCAAGATGGAGCTGCTCCACTATCCCGGGGCCAGCGACACCAAGGAATACCTGCAGGCCCTGCGGGAGGAGCAGATGCAGCAGCAGATGCAGATGCAGCAGATGCAGATCGAAGCTCAGGAGCGGGCGGCAGCCGAGCAGAGAGCCCGGGAGGATAAGCAGGCCCAGCAGCAGGCCATGAGAGACATGGAGCAGCGGGCCAGAGACGACGCCTGGCGCACCGCGCAGGCCAAGATGGGACGGCTGAGAGGGCCGGTCCCTGTATGATATCCACCGCCTCGGCGGAAGATATACTCGCCCGGCCAGCGCAAAAGGGCCAGCTCGCAGGGGAACAGCGGAAAAATCCCAAAGTCCACGAGGAAGGAGGAGCTACAATGGCGGAAAAATCCTACGCGGGCAAGATCGCCCAGACCGGCAGCCAGGTGGTGAAGGCCCCGGCTCAGGTATCCCCGAAGAAGGGCACCGGCAAGGTGAAGAAGGGCGACGATCTCCGGAACGGCGGCGGCCGGTAACCGAATCCTGAACTATCGCACTGAACGCGGAAAAATCTGATCGCTTAGCCAGCGGAAAAAGGCAGGAGGAACCATGGATAACGTCAACTACGACGAGCTTTTCGGTCTCCAGAACGAGGAGACTGCCGATACCACAACCGCGGACACCCAGACGGAACAAGCCGAAACACCGGCCGAGCAGGCCGAGACACCGCCCGAGCAGCCGCCGGAGCCCACACCGGAGCAGCGCGAGCAGCAAAGCCGCGAAGAACGGAGCCGCCAGGCTTTTGCCCGGAGGATCCGGGAAGCGGAGGAGCGGGGCGCGAAGGCGGAGCGGGAGCGGGTCAACGCCCTCATCGCCGAGATGAACATCAGCGAGGACACGGCGGACGGTCAGACCGTCCGGATCGATAACCTGGACAAGGCCAGCGATTACGTCAAGCGGCAGCGGAAGGCCAGAATAGACGCCGGCACTCCTACCGAAGCTGACATCCAGCACATCGTCCAGGAGCAGCTGAACCGGCAGGCCCAGCCGCCCGCATCGGGCATCAGCGCCGAGGACAAGGCAGAAATAGACCGGCAGCTGGCCCAAATCGCCCGGATGGATCCCAACATGAAGGACCTGGGCGCCATTCTGGGCAGCGAGATCGGCCCCGCCTTCCGGCAGTATATCGGATCGGGAGACGACTTCGTCACCGCCTTTTATAAAGCGGGGCAGCTCAAAGCCGCTGCAGCCCAGCAGGCCGCCGCGGCGGAGAAGGCCAAGGCCGCCAGCAAGGGGCACCTGAGCCCCACCCGGCAGCAGGGAGACGGCGCGCTGCCCGTTCCGCCCGACGAAATGGCCCTGTTCCGGGAGCTGATGCCCGGCGCATCCGCGGAGGAGATCCAGCGGTACTACAATGCGGACCGGAAAAAGTACGGTCCCAAATGAAAGGAGCGTAACAGCCCATGAGAGGCTTTATCCCTCATTCCAACGAGGAGGGACGGGTGACGCCCTGGGAGTATCTCCCCTGCAGCGCCATCACGCCCGAGATCGGCATGGCGATGGTATTCTCCAGCGGGAAGCTGGCCATTGCCACCGGCACCACCAAACCCACCCACATCTGCATGGAGCACCATGACGCCGCCGTGAGCGCGGGCACCATCGTGGCCTGCATCCGGGTCCAGGCTGACGAGGTGTTCGAATGCACCAACAGCGCCAGCCTTTCCGGTGTCAACATCGGCCAGAAGGTCACCCTGCACGCCTCCAACGGCCTGCAGATCACCGGCACCACCACCAGCGGCGTGGCGGAGCTCGTCGCCAAGGACGCCGACGCCAGCGGCTCCCGCTGCCTGGTGAGATTTTCTTAAGAGAGGTGGAGAATGAACAATGGCTAACATCACGTTTTCCGAGGCTTCCGGCGTCAACGACAGCATCTTCGGAAAGTCTCAGGCCCCGATCCGCATGTTCATCGAGAAGCGGGGCGAGCAGTTTGAGCAGCAGTCCGTGGTGAAGGAGCTCTTCCGGACGGAAAAGAGCACCCATTTCGGGGAGAAGTTCACTAGTCTCACCGCCATGGACGGCTTCCAGGTCACCGGCGAGAACGGGGCGTATCCCACGGACGGCCAGGAAGAGGGCTACAGCAAGATCCTCGAGGCGGTGGAGTGGAAAGATTCCTTCTCCATCTCCAAGAAAATCATCGAGGACAGCAAGCTGATGGATCTGCGGCAGAAGCCTGCGGCCTTCGTCACCGCCTACTACCGCACCCGGGAGAAGTTCGGCGCCGCCCTTTTGGGCAACGCCATCCAGGGCAACGCCTCCATGTCCTTCGCGGGCGGCACCTTCGACCTGAAGGGCGCAGACGGCCAGAACCTGTTCTACGCTTCCCACCCCGCCAAGATCAAGGGCGCGGCGCAGTGCAACCTCTGGGCAGATGATTTCAGCGACGACGCCCTGGGCATGCTGGCGGTGAAGATGCAGAACACCTACGGCGACAACGGCGAGATCCTGGACGTGGCGCCGGACACCATCATCATCCCCAACATCCACAGCCTGAAGAAGGCCGTCTTCGCCGCCATCGGCGCGGACAAGGACCCCGATACCGCCAACAACGGCTTCAACTACCAGTTCGGCCGGTGGAACGTGATCGTCTGGTCCTACCTGAACCAGTACATCACCGCCGGCACCACCCCCTGGCTCCTGCTGGACAGCCGCTACAACGAGGAATACGGCAGCCTGATCTGGCTGGACCGTGTCGCCCTGGAGGTCTCCTCCAAGATCGACGACAACACGGACGCCAATGTCTGGCGCGGCCGGGCCCGGTACACCGCGGGCTTCCACGACTGGCGCGGCATCGCCTGTGCCGGTGTGAGCGGCGCGACTGCCCTCTCCTAAGGGGGTGGCGTGATGGCGGATTACACGAGGTTCACTAACATTGAGGCCACCGGCGAGCTGAAGGCAAACACCCTGAAGGGCACCTTCGCAGGCCTGCTGGATTCCACCACGCTGTCCAAGAGCGCGGACTACAGCCTGGCGGATGCGGAGAAGAAGCCCTATATCGGCATCACCCTGTCGGCGGCGTCGAAAACCGTTACCCTGGGCCTGGAGTCCGGGCAGGTGGCTATCGTGGTCAACGAGGGCGGGACCAACGCTTTTACGCTGAAAAACGTCAGCGGAGATAGCGGCACCAGTCTGGCCGCCGGGAAGCTGGCCATCGTCAAGGCCAGCAAGACGGCTAACGGCAGCAAGGTTTACGTGCTGAACTGAGCGGCACAAAGAATAGAGGCGGGGCGTTATGCCCCGCCTTTTGCGAAAGGAGAGATAACCATGGCGATTACATTTCTAGGCTACATCGACGGCCCGGAAGAGATGATAAGCGGGAAGAAGAGATGCCTGTTCGGGCTGGACTCCGCTGCGGATGTGGCCAACCTGCCCACCAGCACGGGCTTTTCTATGCCTTCTGGCGGCGTAACGGCCAAGCCCGCGCCTTGGAGCTACGCCAAGATCAAGGGCGGCGGCGTCAAGGTGCTGGACTCCACGGGGAGCTGGGGTGATCTCAATGGATAAGTGTGAAAAGTGCGATCTGTGCCTGTGGAATCAGGGCTCCGGTGGTGGTGGCGGTGGGGGCGGCTCCAGCACGCTTGCTGGCCTGACCGATGTGGACATCAGCAATCCCTCTGATGGACAGACTCTGGTGTATGATGCCGCATCGGAGAAGTGGGTTAATGGGAGCGGGGGCGGGTTGCTTACTGTTCACCGTGACGCAAACGAGACGCTCGACAAAACTTGGCAACAGATTGCTGACGCTTTGCTTGCAATCCTTGTAATCGGGGATGAATTTGACAAGGTTGTTACCTATTTCAATGGGATGTACTATGACGATGAAGATGGTTATGTAGTTACTGAATCAACAGGCGAAAGATATGCTACAGATTCGGCCAATGGCTACCCTGTTCTTGACGAGTCTCCGAGATAAGGAGGTAAACAATGAAGAATTTTTTCCGGGCTGCGGCGATCCGCGCCCTGCGTACCATTGCTCAAACCGCCGCTGCGGTGATAGGCACATCGGCTCTGCTGTCAGACGTTGATTGGTGGGCTGTGCTGTCTGCGTCTGTCCTCGCTGGAATCCTGAGCCTGCTCACATCCATCGCCACGGGGCTCCCGGAGGTGGAGAAATGAGCGAGACGATCATCGTAGCCATCATCACCGGGGCCTGCGCGGTGTTCGGGCAATGGCTCATCTCCCGGCAGCAGACGGCCAAGCGGAAGACGGACGAGGCCGTGCGGGACGCCAGGCTGGAGGACCGGATCTCCGCATTGGAGCGGAAGATCGATATCCACAACGGATACGCGGAGAAATTCGCGGAGATCGGCACGGACATCGCCGTCATCAAGAACGACATCAAGACGCTGTACAAGAGGGAGTGAGGGCATGACCGTACAGGAATGCATCGAGTATATCGACGCCGTGGAGCCCAACGCCTACACGGCGGCGCAGAAGGCGGGCTGGCTCTCCGAGGTCGAAGGGAAGGTGTATACCTCCCTCTTCCTGGTCCAGCCCTACGAATTTACCCCCATCACCCAGAGCGACGGGCGGATTTTGTCTCTGCCGGCGCCCTACGACCGGATGTATCCCCGGTATCTCCAGGCCATGATCCATTATGCCAACGGGGAGTACGACCGGTACGCCAACAGCATGGCCATGTTCAACGAGGTCTGGGCCGAGGCGAACCGCTGGTTCGGCGGGGACTTCGACACCACGGACCGGCTGCGGAACCGGAGCTTCTCTGCGGAGATCACGCCGCAGCTGGGGGACCAGGTGATCATGACCCTCCCGGAGGGCTGCGCCGTCGCGGCGGGACGGATCGTGGTGGATTCGCCTTTCACCCGGGAGCGGGCGGCGTATGTGGCCCCGGTTGAGCTGCTTACAGGAACCTACTGCGGCATGCGGGAGGACGGAACCTGGTACAACTGGGAAACCACCGAGGATCTGCCGGTCAAGACCCGGCTGTGGCTGGGCTCCGTCATGGAATACATCAAGCCGGATGATGTGAGCAGCACCATGCTCGCCATCAGCGCCGGGAAGGCCGGGACGGAGCTGGATTTCGCCCTGACGGCAAAGATCGCGGACGAGACGGTGGACCTGAAGACGAAGGGCGTGACGCCCCTGCGGATGCTCATGGCAGACCGGGACGGGACGGATATCATTATCCACTTCGGCCCGGGCAACTGGCAGAACGCCGGAAGCCTGCGGCTCGTGGGGCGGATGATGATCCCGGACGAGCAGTGGGCCTACGAGGACCGGTACGCGAGAAGGAGGGATCTCCGGTGGCAAAGCTGAGGGTGCTGGCGGAGGCTCCCCCGCCCGCCAGGGGCTACGTGGAGAATCAGATCCGGGAGATGCGGGACTACCTGACCCGGCTGAAGGACGAGCTGGAATTCCTCCTCACCCATCTGGGGGAGGACAACCTGAACCGGGACTTCGCGGAGATCGTCGGCAGGGTGCCGGATCTGGAGGCGCAGCTTGGGGAGAAGCAGGACGCTGAGCAGGTGGAAGAGATCGTCTCCCAGGCGATCCGGGCGGACGATTCGCTGGTGCGACTATTCAACACGGCAACGGACGTCTCCACGGACACCACGCTCGCGCTGAGCGCTGCGGCCAACGGATTCACGCTGCTGATCATCTACGGCCACGCCGGGGGCACGACGGCAGGATACCGGTTCTGCATTGCAGTCCCAACCGTGGCCCTGGGCAACAGCTTCTTCGTTCCCGCGGCGGCGAACAACACCCTGGGGGCCCTTCGATTGGGGCTGACAGACAGCGACTGGACGAAGCTGCGGATCATCTCCCAGACTTTTTCCTCCATGCAGATCAATTCGATATACGGGAGGCGCTGATATGGAGCGGGTGCTGGAGATCGCCCGGGGGGAGCTGGGGACCACGGAATACCCGCCCGGGTCGAATCACGTAAAATACTGGAACGACTACGACGAGCGGATGCAGGGGCAGCCCTGGTGCGTGATCTTCCTCTGGTGGTGCTTCTGGAAAGCCGGACAATCTGCCGCCTTCTTCGCCGGGGCCAAGACAGCGAGCTGCGGCACTCTGGGCCGGTGGTATCAGGCCCAGGGGATGACGGTGCCCATCACGGAGATCCGAAAGGGTGACATCGTCCTGCTGAACTTCCACGGGACCATGGTTCCTGAGCATTGCGGCATCGTGGAGGAGGTCGTGGGCTTCGGCCTGGTGAAGACCATCGAGGGGAACACGTCGCCCGGGGAGGAAGGGAGCCAGGACAACGGGGGCTGCGTCGCCCGGAAGACGCGCACGGCGGCCCAGATCGTCCAGATCTGCCGGCCGGAATACAAGGAGACCAATATGCCGAAAACTGACTACGAGAAGCACTGGGCCCGGGAGGATATCGAGTGGGCCATGGAGAGCGGGATCGTGCGGGGCTACCCGGACGGGAGCTTCCACCCCGACCAGCCGATCACCCGGGCGGAGGCCGCCGTGATGCTGCGGCGGCTGTATAAGCTGCTGAAGGGGGTGAAGCAGTGAGCCTGAACAATCTCCCCGCCGGGGACAAATTCCGGCGGGAGGTCCGCACAGAATGGGGCGGCATCAACCTGAACGAGAGCGCCGGGGACGGAGAGCTGATCGAAGCCATGAACATGTCCAGCCGGGAGTTTCCCCTGCTGGCGAACGCAAGGCTGAAGCGGACGGGACTTCCTGCGGACATCGAGATCCCCTACACCTACGACGGGAAGCTGGGGTACACCCACAAGGTATCGAGCGACTGGTACCTGTACGACCCGACGCGGCCCACCGCGCCCTCGAAGCTGCTGCGGTTCAACGTGAATCTGCGGGATCTGCAGATGGCGACCCTGGGGACCCGGATGGTCCTGGCGCAGAACAAGCAGATGTACGACTTCTCCGACGGGACCCTGATCAATATGGACGCGACGGAGACCATTTCCGGCGCGCTGTTTATGGACGGATATTATGCGGGGGTCGAAGCGGAGAACAACACCCTGTACAAATCCGGGGCCGCCTGGGGGACCAAATTCTCCGTGGGGGACGCGGTGACCATTTCCGGCTGCGACGAGGCGGCGAACAACAAGACCGCCATCATCCGGGAGATCGACGGGGACTCCCTGCGGTTCTACGAAAACACCTTCGCGGACGGCTGGCGCTGGTATGACACCAGCGGCGGCTCTCTGCCCGCGGGGGTCTACCGCTTCCAGCAGGACGGGGTGTGGAAATCCTTCACCGCTCCCTACATCCCGTCGGCTACGATCATCCGGTCCCACGGAAACGAGATCGACTGGAAGGTGGGGGATCTGATCACCACCCTTATGCTGGACAACCCGACAAAGACCACGGGGACGGAGCTGGGCTTCACGGACGGCATGTACAGTTACGGGGATATCACCGTTACCCGAACCGTGCCGGACATGGACTTCGTCTGCGTAAACGAGAACAGGGTATGGGGCTGCAAGGGAGACACCATCTACGCCAGCAAGCTGGGGGACCCGCTGAACTTCAACGTGTTCGACGGCCTGAGCACGGACAGCTGGAGCGTGGACACCGGCACGCCGGGGGACTTTACGGGGTGCTGCTCCTTCCAGGGCTACCCCACTTTCTTCAAAGAGAACGCCGTCTTCCGCATCATGGGGGACGAACCCCGCAGCTTCACCCTGCGGAAGCTCAACATCCAGGGGGTAAAGGCGGGAAGCGCCTACAGCATCGTCGAGATCCGCAGCAGCCTCTACTACCTCAGCCGGGTGGGGGTCCTGCAATGGAACGGCGGGGACTATCCCACGGTGATCTCCGGTGCGCTGGGCGGGGAGCCCGGGATGCTCCGGCATGCTGACGCCGGGACCGACAGCCTGCGGTACTACGCCTGGCTGTACATGTATCAGTACGACGAGGATTTCAAGGCGTTTATCAGTGTGTACAAGCTGTACGCCTTCGACACCCGGTACGGCACCTGGCACGAGATCACCGTGGACAATCCCTACGTGACGAATATCCGGTTCACCGGGGACGGCGCCAACGGCTGGATGATCACCCGGGACATCACGCCGGGGGGCCTGGGTTACGTCTACACCCTGCATGAATTCGTCACCGGAACGGACGAAAGCACGGAATGGCGCGTCACCTTCGCGGACAGCACCCGGGCATACAAGACGGCGCTGACGGGGAGCGAGAGCAAGAAGGGGGTCCTGCGGCTGCTGATCCGATGCAGGCTGGCGGGGACCATGAAGGTATGGCTCGCCTACGACGGCGGCGATTTTGAGGAGGCCGCGGCCTTCGGCGGGGAGGACGGCATGGAGAAGGGAAGCCGGGTGGTGCCGCTGGTGCTGCGGCGGTGCGACTTCTGGCAGCTCCGGCTCACCGGCACCGGGGACGCCGTGATCTATTCCATCGCCGTGGAGCGGTACGCCGGCGAATGGCAGCAGGCATAGAAAGGAGAGGGAGCACATGGCCATGAATGAACAGGATTACAACCGGTACCGGCAGCGCGTCGAGCAGCTGGCTACCAAACAGTCTGACGACCCATACAGGCAGCGCTTTGAGCAGGTGACTGCCAACACCCCGACGTCGCAGAACATCACTCCTGCGTATCGGGGCAACGAGAGACCGCAGCCCACTGTGGGGCCAAACACGCCGGTATCCGGCGGCGGGGCCAGTATTGATGACGATGCCTGGAAGTATGGGCGTGTGGATACCAGGCCGCAGAGCATCAGTCCGGAAGAGCAGGCATGGACGAACCAGATGCGGCCCTATCAGCAGACCCAGGCCTATCCCGGTCGACCCTACCAGCGGACGCCGTATCAGCAGGCGCTGGATGACTATGATATCACCAGCTGGCCCCCGATGCAGTCCGGTTACCAGGGCGCTAACAGCTGGCCCCCGATGCAGTCCGGTTACCAGGGCGCTAACAGCTGGCCCCCGATTCAGTC